CATCGGATTCTTATGACCCTAAGTTCTTCCGATGTAAAATAAGAAAAGAACCAGGGCGTCTCAGCTTGATACTGCATAGAAATGGTGCATCTATGTAAGTCAAGCTGGGGCAGAAAAATAAATCCATCAAGGTGGGTTTATCTTTCTGCCTTACTTATATAGTTCTCCCGCTGTATAAGTAAAAACATCCTGCAGTACTGTCGTGAGACACTAGTGCAGGGTGGCCAAGGGAGCGAGGACAAAATCGCCTCGTAAAATAAAGTCTGGACGGCCGAGCTGCAGTAGGTCTGCAGTCCCATAAAGCCCTGATGGCAAAGGGTAGCCAGCACTAAAACTGGTTAGGTCGTCTATATGGGGGTTGCTATGGCCAAGTATCTTGGTAATGCGTTCAGTCTCCAGATGCTGAAAGCGTTTCCAACGCAAGTAAGCGTTGAGGAGATTGAACCAACTGAGGTGCCAGCAGACGCTGAGTCTGTCATAGGTCACACTGACACTGCAGCTGTAGTGTCTAGCATTCTTGGGAGAGAAATCCCTGCTAACAGGGTCAGTATCTCTCTTGATGCTGGAGACGAGTTGTATGTGGCTCAGCTGACTGGTGGTAGACTTCCCGAGGGAAGCACTACGCTTCCTGAGGGTTTCAGCCTTAAGTTCCTTAAAGTAACTGTGAAGTAATTCACGGTGAAATAGGGCTTAGGCTGGAGCCGCTGGTATCAGCCAAATGGGGAAGCATAAGCTAACCACTTAGGCAGGGAAATGCCCAACTAACCCCATCTTTTTTTTACTTCTTATTCATACCTGCAGAGGGTTTTCTCTGTTAAAAAAATTAAAAGGACGAAAATGTTTGACATAATAGCTAATACTTTAGATTTTACGGTGAATGCAATGGCGTTTACAGCAGCAGTTGTTTATGGGGTAAGACTCTTAAAAGCAAAAAAAGCCAGATTAAAATTGGCTCAAGACGGGTATGTTTGGGTGGTAATTCAGGTGGGGCATCCAGTTGTTGCCGTATTTAAAGAGCAGTTCGATACAGAGCCGGATTATATTATTGACCCTGAAATTGAGTTAGGACACTTGGTAATCTCTGGACACAAAGATTATCAAAAAATAATCAAAAAGTTCAGAGATATTCTGAGAGCCAATCAGGATAAAGAAATAAGGGTCATCACATCTGGCCCAACTGCTCTAAATGCACTATTGGGACAGGCAGCAGGTTATCAATATGATATTGTATGGTACCAATGGGACCTTGCTACAAAAAGTTATAATCCGGTTCCACCTTTCGCTGGGTTGCTTTAAAAAATACATAATTTTAAAAAAAATTAAAAGGACGAAAATGAAAGTTATTTTGGCAAAAGATTTAGAAGAAGCAAAAAAAATTGCGAGTGAAGCAGCAGAGGGATTTAAAGTTGCAGTTGAAGCAGAATGGGGAGATAAGGCTCTTGAATGTCCATATGTAGATGTTGCTCTCAATCATCACGGACCAAGAGCATCTAATCCATGTCCAAGCGAGATTGGAATTGTGACTCCGCAAGTGGTAGAATTATGTAGAAAACATAAGGATAAAATCTACATAGTGAGCCACATAGATGCTGATACAATATTTGGTATCATGTGGTGCGAAGGGCTTTTTGATGCCGAAAGAGGATATGCCCCCGATTTGGTTCAAATTGCAAAAATGGTGGCTTTCACTGACAAAAATGGCCGCCATATTGCAATGGAAAAATTCAAGCCACTTAAAGACACAGACGCTTTTAAAAAGTGGCTTTCTCTCGGTCTACTATTTAGTAGAAACGCTATCTCCTTTAAAGGAGATATAACCGAGCATGTTGCTAAAATAATATATGCCGCTTCTCAAATTATCTTCTCAAAAGACATTGAAGAGAGTCAAATATACAAAGAGGCTCTCGAATGGGAAGCAGGCAAAACCAAAACAGCAAAAGAGGCAATCACATATAAAGATGATATTATATTAGGATTTGCCTCTAAAAAATTTATGTGCGACAATTATGCTTTGTTTGCGGATGAGGATGGCATTGTAAGAAAACTAATCGTGCAATACGATTTGCACAATAAGGCTATCTATTTGGCTGCATATGATGCAAAGACCGCACAAGAATTATTCGGAGATAAGGGTGTGGTAAGACCACTTCAAGAATTCTTTGGACCTGAGGCTGGAGGTCATGTTGGTATTGGGGGAAGCCCCAGAAATAAACCAATGAAGTGGCAGGATTATAAAAAATTTCTCAAGTTTATAAGAAATAAAATTTGGGAAAAATAAACACATTTCGTGGTATATATATATGAAAGGGAGATTTGCGACCTGTGGCGCCCGTGAGGGGTAAAACAAATCTTCCTATTACAGGCGAGAGCCACAGGCAGGGTATGCCCAGCCCTGATACCAAAATGGGTAAAAAAAATTAAAAGGACGAAAATGAAATACACACTAGAAAACCTCAAAATCAACCTAGGCGAAGACTACAGTGACAGCAGTTTTTCGGGCAAAAAAAATCAGATAAATCGTGAGTTAGAGATTGGAAGGTTAGAAATAGAATATGATGAAATGGAATTTAGACAACTAATCGGATTCGCTAAAGATGCTCTTGACATTATAAAAGACCTAAGCAAGTCTTAAAACTGCTTACTCTGCATTGAGCCTATCAGGGTAGGTTGAATGCAGAGCAATCGCCTAACCCGAGGCCTGAATATCGGGATTGACCGCCAGCCAGAGGCGGGATAAATCTGGTTTTTATTTTTTTTGCTTATCTTAAGAAGCTTCTCAATTTATTTATACTTCGCATATTCTGCCCATTGTAAAATTTACGTGATTCACTGTTCCCAATATCTTTTACAATGTCCAAATTCCTGATAAGCGTATTTGCAAATCCTTTTGGAGAATTGGCGCCGCTTAAATGGTGTATTATTTTTTTACCTTTAGGATGGTCTCCATACGTCTTCTTTAGCTCTTCAATTGTGTCTTGTTTTTGTTTTAAAAATAAATCTGGCCTATGTTTAAATCTACTATCTAAATCTTTTTTAATATTTTTTGGAGTTAGATATTTTGCAGCTGCCTCCGCTTCGTTAATATGTGCAAAAGGTCTAAAACGTGCTCTTTTTACTTTATTTAGATGAACTCTTCTTTTATGTAAAGCGTCTCGTTTTTTTTCTTGAGCGTCCATTAATCTATCTGTAAGCGTCGATGAATTATAGCCATTATTAGATTTGATTGCTCTTTTAGCTTGCTCACGTAACCTCTTTTCTTTAATAGATTCTTCTACACCACCATCTGGCTCTTTAACTCCAAAAAAACCTAATCCTGCTATTTTAGTATAAATTCCCATGAGTGTCCTTTTTTTTCTAATTATATTAAAAAAATAAAAAAAAGTAAATTATTTCTTTTTCATTCCGTTTGGATATTTTGTTGCGTGATAGAACCCTACATAAGGGTCAAGGTCTATCTTCATTTGTAAATTTTCATTATTTCTAGCTCCAAAAAGCTGTTTTGATGCAAGCATTTTATTTTTTACATCATCAATTGCTTTTTGAGTCAATGGTGCGTGAATTGCTAATTGGTCACCATCGTAGTCCGCATTTTGCGGATTCTCGTGTAATGGAGAAATTCTCATAGCATTATCAGGGCTAATTTTTGCGTATGCTCCTATCATATTGTGTTTATGAAGAGTAGGTGCCCTGTTTATAACCACAGGAACTTCTTTCATAGTATCTTCAAGAAATTTTTTTGCTGTAGGAGTTCTTTTTTCTATATGTTCTTGTATATCTGTAGAACTAAGCCCCGCCTGTGACATCTTTCTTGTCACGTGTGGTTCAAAAATTTTCCAAGCAACTTCTTTAGGCAATTCTACCTGGTCCATAGGTAAATACTTTTCTTTTGGAATAATTACCGCTCTTCCTGAAGTAAATACTTTATTTTGCAATACATTTTGTTGCCATAAACTTTCTTTAGGTTTTTTCCCTGCTATAATTTCTTGAACAGATTTGACGCCTTTTCTTTTTAGTACCGGGTCAGGAGATTCATTAACGCCATACATTGCCCCCACATGTTTTTGTAATTCTGTTTTTAATTTACCTGTTATAGGGTGATTGTCGCCAAATTCTTTTTTTGCTTCTTTTAACGCATTAGCTGCACTAATAATGGTTGAATAATGATTATTTATATCATGGTCTACCACTGTCCCATTTGGAAGTTTACTTACAGGTCGATATTTAGTTGGAATTACAGGTATTTTGCTTATAAACGCTACATCTTTTAAATGCATATCATTTTCTTTAAGTTTCTTAATAGCTTTTATTACCCTTACCCCTTGGTTTATTTTATTAGGGTCATTGGTTTTTTTAATGGCCTGTTTATAGTTTTTTTCTACCGTATCAAGATTTATTTTATTTAATTGTTTTTCTATTTCTGATATTTTCCCTTCTTCTATTTTTTTATCCAATTGTTTCTCTGATACTCCCAACACTCTTGCAATAATTGGTTTATAATTTGGGTTTATAATCTTATCGCCTAATTCTATATGACCATAATAATTACCATCTCCACCAAATATTTTGGGGTCATAAAAACCATGCGGCACTTCTTTTAAAGTTCCTTGCTTAAGTCCAAAAGGACTTTTTACTTCACCATTAGACATCTTTTTAATATCTTTATCAGTCATAGGAACTACTTTTAATTTATCCCCTTCTTCTACTACATTCATATGCATTTGATGAAGAAGAGATTTAAACTTTTTAAGTGACGTTTTTTCTTCTGGTACAGGTAATATGCTATCCCCTCTCATAAAAGCGTTAAACCAATCTCTATTTTTTTGCGACCTTATTTTAAAAGTTTCTCTTAGAAAATCTTTTGCCCCGTGAGCTAAAAGCGCATTAACCTCCATATTTGAAATTGAACTGGCAGATGTTTTTCCGCCTTTTTTTGGTTGGTCTAATCCATCGGTTGCTCCATATCCAACTGCACTCCATGCACTGTCCCCCTGTTTAAATAATTTTTGCACATGGTAATCTCCTATAAAAACAGGATTCTTTAGATAAACCTTTCTAACAGGGTCATATACTTTATGGTACAGTTTTACCCCGTGTTTTTCGGCCTCTTTTTTTGCAAATTCAGCAAGATTTGCATCTGTAAAATGAGGTAAAATATATTGTTTTCCTGTTTTTTCTGAAACAGCCCCAAGTGTAGCTTCTATTATCTGCGCAGGGTTTTGTCTTGAAGCAACACCTGCTCCTCCCATTATAACTTCTATTGGTCTACCATTTTCATCACGAGGCATTTCTTTGTCTGGAATAATTTTTGAAATAATACCTTTATTACCTGAACGGCCAGCTATTTTATCTCCTACTCTAAGAGGTGCTTTATATGTTAGCACCATTCTCACTTTACTTCTACTGTCATCTATTTTATCTAACTTCACTGGATAATCATATTTCCATTCTTCCATAAAAGGAGCATATCCTCCATACAATAATTTTTTTACTTTTTCATTTGAAAATTTAACTTCATCTTCATCCAGTTTTTTTACGCCAAGATAAATAGGTTCTCCTTTATGTAAATGAACACCCGGCTTTAAAAACCCTTTTTCGTCATATTTATTTAAATCTATTTTTTTAGCTACATCTGGAAATAAATTTATGAATTTTTGTTTATTAAATTCTATATTTTTATCTTTATCAATATCTTTTTTATGATAATGCAGAGATGTCATTTTTTTGGCAGCACTTTCACTAACTACAAAAGCATCGTTTCTTGTTCCTGGATACATCATAAATGCTACTCTTAAATTTTTACCTAAGGCATATTGCCCGTCTTTTGTGTAGTTGCTGTCAGCTAGATGCTGTCCTGCTTTTACCTTATCACCAACTTTAACAGTTGGATAATGTTTTATATACGTTTTAGCATTTAATGGTGTTTTATAAGCGGAATATGAAATTTTGTGCGTTTTTCCATTATTGTCTTTTACATAAAACATCCCTTCTTTTTTGTCTATTTTTACTACTGTTCCATCAACAGGGGTTACAGGTAAGTGTTGTTTAGCATATTCAGTAAGCGGTATTTTTCCTTTGCTATCCCCTACTACAACATGAGGTTTATCTCTTTCAACAAGAGGAAGTGCTTGCAAAATATGTTTTGAAGCCATAAGGTTCCTAGTCGGGTCATTACCACTTAACACCCCAAGAGAGTTCATTGCCGGACCAAATATTAACGATGCATCAGGAATTTGATAATCGGCTTGATGTATTTTCCCTTCAAATAAATTATTACCTTGCCTTATTCCAACAATTCCCTTTTTGTCAACATCTGGAAAAGCTATTTTCTTATCCCACAAATCTTTCAATCTCTTTATCTCAAGTTTTCCAGTTTTTAGATTTTTAACTAACATCGCAGGATTGTTGTTTTCATCTACATACGCATTCTCAGTTAGAGATAAGGTTATCCCTGTATTAGCTCCTTCTGGCGATTTAATAGGGTCAATATATCCTAATTGAGATAAATGCAATCCTCTCATTGACGGAGTAATAACTTCACTTGATTTTACCCCTCCCTCTCCTAAAGGGGTTACATCTGCATTTATTTGTTTTATTTGTAAAGGGTTATATCCTTCCGGCATTCTTGAAATAGCGGATGTTGTTACAAAATTTTTACTAGCCTTATTTAAAAGAGGCTCATTCCATACTTGTTCTACTTTTACAGGATTGAAACCATTGAGTGGTGACCTTTTTTTCCATATTTCTTTATTTAAATTCTTTTTAATCCCTTCTACAATTAAATCTTCAGGTTTCATTATTTTTTTATAAATTAGATTTTCTTTATCATCAGCCGCAATCTCCCCTTTTTTTACTTTTACTACTTTTTTTGTAGCGGCTAACAATACGTCTTTATTTATATGGTCAGTATCAACACCTAAAATATGTTTGGTTGCCTCAGGGTCTAATTTTCCACTTTGAATTGCCTCTCTTAATTGGGCTATCCCCTCTGGGGTATTGGCTTTATCAGTTGAAACAACACCGGTTATTTCAGCTAACGATTTTAAGGTTTTATTTAAATCGCTTTTAGATTTGATTAAATCATATAACTTATCACCTAATTTCTTTTTTATTTCCTCATCAGATGCTCCAAGTAATCTATAAATGTCATAAGCATTATATTTTCTGCTTCCCACTTCCATCCACAAATCATCTTTAGATTGCGGTGTTACTACTTTCATACTTTGACCGCCTGCTGTATTAAACATGGTTTCAACATTTCCGTTATTTTTAACCATTGTATAGCCTGATGGTTTTAACCTAAATTGGTGAGGTATTACATAATGTGACCCTTCAATTAAATATGTTCCTAATTTATTTTTATGTGGTATGGACCCAACATATACTTTTTTTTCATCTTCTATTTTCCCTGTGTGTTTATTTATTACCTTTGCTGTAGCATATACTTTCGTATGAACAGATTTTTTCTTTTTCAAAGCTTCTTGTATAGAATGCCAATCATCTTTCGGGTCTTTAAATTCTACATTTTCAAAATGTAAAATCTTATGTGCTCCACTTATAGGGTTGTTTTCAAGATATTCTTTTACTTTTTGCTTAATATTTTTATTATGTTCTTCGTTGTCTGTTATAAGTTTTTTAAATTCCATACCAATCCTTCTATAAAGTATATGTTTTAATTTGTTTTGTAGAATCAACTACTCTCGCCGACTGCCAATTCACATTATCTGTTTCCGTAACTTTTAAATTAATAAGGTCTTTCCCTTTAACTTTATCATAATAACCTGTTACTTCTAATATCAAAGATGGGATAGGAGTTTTTGCCACCGCTTTTGGTTCTCCGGATATTGGTATAAAAAACATTGGTTCATACACTATTGTCTTATTTTGATATGTGACAAGCTCAGTATTGGGCGTCTTAACACTTTCTTTTATTTTTTTTATTTTCTTAGATTTTTCTATTTTTACATAAGTAACCGTATAAAAAGTATAGGGGACTCCTTTTATACTTTCTTGTCCCTCCATTATAACAGTTCCGTCATCGTCAGCTTTTTCTGGTTTATCATTAGTTATAACTGTTGTAGTAGTTTTCATCGCTACAGGAATTCTATATAACTCTCCACCTAAGGTTACGAATCTAGCTGCAATTAATTCTTTGGCAGTTGATTTTTTAATTATACTCATTAATAGTTTCCTTCAAAATCATAAGAATTTGAATTTACTTCTCCCCACATTTCTTTGTAATAGTTGGCAGCTGTAATAGATTGAAATATTTCCATTGCTTTTTGTTTATATGCATTTGCTAAACTTAAATATTGATTTGCTTTATTAGAATAATCAATATTACCTACATTGTCATCGTTAATTTGCATTTGATTTCTGTTTTCCTGATTAGCCACCGCCTCTAACAGATAAGATATAACCATAAAATGGATAGCAACCAAAGGGATTCTGTTAGAACCAATTAATGCTGGAAATTTAGAAAAGATTTCATCTTCAGCGTCTTGTGCTGCATCAAATATTTCATTGTCCTCAAATTGCTCTTCATACGACAATATAACATTCAGCTCATCAATATCTCTTATCATTTGCCTTACTCTTTCTGGATTAACTAAATCTACAAACATTTTATGCCTTTATTGATTATTTTGATTATTATTTCCTCCAAACATTAAATGCCCTGCTCCATATGTAGCCAATCCTCCTGTAGCTAACATTCCAGCACCTTTTGCTGTAGCCATATTACCTCGTAACAATTTGCCTTTATTATTCCCATATCTAAATCCCATTTTCATATTTCTACCTATTTGTTTAGAAAAATTTAAACCTTTTTGTAAAGTTGTTCCACCTCCGGCCTTTGCCCAATTTGCCCCAAAATTTCCAATTGTTTGCATTGCCGCATTTCCTGAATTTAATAATCCTTTACCCACATTTAACATTGCTCCGAAAACACCAGCTTCTTTATCTTCAAAATACATTTCAGCTATTTTCTCTAATGCCATTTTAATCCTTTTTTTTAGTTATTATACCTTATTATTGCTCTTTTGTCATATAAGTTACAATTGCTTCTTTGCCGGTTAAATCTTCTGTTGTTCCCAAATCAACAATATTGCCGTCTATAGTAACTATAAATTCATCAAAAACATTATTGTTTTCATCAATTTTTACCAAAGCGATATTATTAATAATATCTCCTTCCGGAGTGTCATTGAGCTTTATTTTAGAGCCATTTACAATAGTTTTAACTACAGTTTTTATTTTATACGCACCAAAAGCAAAATAACTTTTTAACGCTGTTACAATATTGGAAATATTTTCTACAAAGACAGTCATAAAATTGTTTCTTGTAACAATTCCCTGGGGAATAACATCATATCTATTTTTCGACAAATGATAAACTGATTTAGCCTGATTGGAATAATATAAATAATACTCTCCGCTTCGTGAATCAAACACAGCCGCATATCCAAGTAATATACTTCCGTCATCTGTAGTAGTATTATATATTCTATTGAACATTTTATTTAAAAAATTTACAATATCCTGATAGGTAGCTGTTGATTGTTCTCTTACAAGAACATCTACTTTTTTTAATTTATACCCCATAATGACTCCTAATAAATCTCATCCGACTAAATTATACTAAAAAAGACCAAAAAATCAAACAAAAATTTGACTGACTTATTTTTTTTTGTTATTATATGTAGTAAAAAATAAGAAAGGAGATGACGTGAAATATGAACAGCTTATTGCAGAAATAGCAAAGCAAACAAACAATACTAACAGCTATGTAAAAGAAGTGCTAAATGCTTTTCAAGAAATTGTTGTTAAACAAGTAAAAAATGGAGAAAAAATCAGACTTCCGAAACTAGGAACATTTGAAAAAGTTGAAAGAGCACCAAAGGTTACAACCCTTAAAAAGAAAACTTACAACGTTCCTAAAAGAGAAGCTCTCAAATTTACTGCTACAGCACCTGTAAAAAGATTCTTCAGGGGTGAATAACCTCTTTTCTTTTTATAATTTTAACAACACAATTGTTTTTATTTTTTATAAAGACAAAAAGGGGAAACCCAACTTAATTAGTTAGGTCTTTAATGTAGGCTAGATAAGACACTCTTGCGATTTTGCCGTCAAATTCTCCAGCAGTTCCTGAATCAATAGTGACTTCTTTTTCACCAGTAACAGAAGCTTCAACTACTTCAATACCCTCATCGGTAACTATTTCAACTCTATTCATTATTATAGCCCCAATTGGATTAGCAGCTAATGCAAGTTTATCAGAATTGATTTCTACATCTTCAGTAACAATTGAAGTAGCTGCATCAGAAATAGCATTTGGAATTATTGTTCCAGCTAATTGTTTACCCATTTCCGCAGATAAAGGTTTGTCTGCCCCACCGCTTGCAAGGTCATTCACAATGTCGCTATATTTAACAAACACAGTTGTGTCAAGCTCTCCAGCTACAGGCGAAATAGCTTTCCATTCACCATTTGCATATATATATGTATAAGGCTGTCCTTCAAATTCACCAAGAGAACTGTCTCCAGTAGTATCAAGCACAAATGCAATTAGACTATCATATGCTTGAAGTGCATCTCTGTCCTGAATAGTGTTTACAACTACTGTGTCATCAACGCTCGCAACAAATTGTTTAATTTTATCAATTGACCAAGTTTTATCTCCTCCGTCAGTAGCAGTATCATCAATTATATTAACTACATTGTCTGATACTTCCTGAATTGCGTTTTCAAGTTCAGCTTTTAAAGATACAATAGAAGCTGTGCTAGGTACAGTATCAGCATTATTTAGAGATTCTACATCGCTCCACGTTGCTGCAATATTGCTTTTATTAAGTTTTGAATCTAATGCACTTTCTAGGCCAAATATGGCTTTTCTAGAATACAATCTTTTCATACGAATCCTTTCATTTTTTTTTGATTTCTTTAAATTATAATTTACTTTTATTTATAAGTCAATTATTTCTATTAAGACTGCGTATATGTTGGTATTGCCAACACTTTATATCCCAAATAATATGTTTTACCTGACATATATTGTTTACCATTTGTTTCTATTTCATAAACCTCACTCTCCTCAGATACCCCAGCAGGAAGTGCATTCTCTCCTTCTGCATTAATTACATGACCACTATATTGGTCATACATTTTAAAGTTCTGAAAACCTCTTACTTTTACATTGTTAACTTCAAAAATGGGTTCTGTATTAAACACTCCCTGAACAGTTTGGTCTATTATAGCTCCGTTAACATTTCCTTTAGTTTTATCCATTCCAATTGCTGGTTCATCAATAAAATTTGACGCTGTTAATGCCATATCATACTCCTTTAACTATCAAACGCCAGAAGCTGCGCTTGTGTTTGAAAAAATGTAGTTCCAGCAATTCCTGAACTGGCAGAAGACTGTACAACATAATTATCTCCTGAATCATCAACTGTTTCCAAATTATCTTTTAGTAATAATGCAGTTGCATATTGTGTCCCTTGTTTTCTATGAAGCCACTCTATAGGAACACAACTCCCTGCCGCAAAGAAAGGCTGCAAATCATATCTATCGCTACTTGTATAATTCATCATTTGTGTAGCCATTTTTTACTCCTTAAATGTATTTTTGTATAAATCCATAAATTATGTCTTGTTCATGAGGAGTCATATTACTCACAAACTCTTCAAAAGCTTTTTTATCAAAAGACCCATTGTTGAAATAGGTTATTTCTTCATAAGGTAACACTTCTCTCCATTCGTCTTCTGGTATGGACGCAATTTTATCTACAGGTATATTGTACCCATCTAGGGTAATATAGTCAAATCTGCTTTCTGATGCCACTTTATCCAATAAAGAAGCTGTTTTGCTTAAGCCTGTTTTTTCGTTAATATGCTTAATTAGCTCTACAGCTATATATGCTGAATCTTCAGGGGCTATTTTTATTGTTTCTGCGCTTGCTGTTTTAATAAAACTTTCAATTTCCTCTGGTATTTCTTCTCCAGAGAAAGCTAATGACACATCTTGTGCTAATTCAGCTAATTTATATAAATCTACGCCATTCACTAAACCAAGTTTATCAAGAGCCTTGTTGTAATCTACTCCATATTCTTCTGCTTTTTTTATCAATCTTCTGGCACCTATAATAACATCTTCAGGGGATAGCTCTTCTGCAACTTTTAAGAAAACACTTTCCGATAAATTAAAGGTTTCTTCATCAACAACCGGCAATTTTCTTGTTTCAGGAAAAATAAAATCAGATGGGTCTAATTTTTCTTGAACAGACGCTGTTTTTTTAAATCCAACAAGGTCATAATTTAGCCCAAAAATATTACATGCTTCTTGTGCTGCTTCTTTAACATAATATGGAACCTCATCAGCTTGCGCCATAATATACATCGCTGTAATATTGGTTATGTTTTTATCATACACGGGAAACATTTTATTCACAGAATCTGCGAAAGCTTCTTTAGTTAATTCCTTTTTAGGAATAAACTCCCCACCTTCAGACGCTGTTTTTTCCAGATTACCCATAAATTCAGGATTTTTTCTTAAAAAGTTTTTTAAAAGTTCTTGATTTGTATCTGTGTAAAAATCAACCATTTTACTCCCCTATATTCTTAATGGACATTATCCTTCTTATCCTTAATATTCCAGGTCGGGCACTTTGCCCAACTATACAATCTTGTTGCATCAAATCTTTTATATAAGAACGCAAAAGGGCTTTAAGAAGCTCTTTTTTAATATCCATTTTTATTTCTTGATAAAGTGTTTCCATTTGTCTTCCTATTGTTTTTTAGAAGGTCTTGCTGATGTTTTGCTATTAGCTTTTGATGTATTTCTTTTGCTTGTTCCGCTTTTTTTATTAGTAGGTTTTTTGACTTCTGTGTCTTTAACTTCTTTTGTTTCTTTAGAATCTTTTTCTTCGTTAATGTTTTTATTTTCTGTTTCATTTTTTTCATTAGCATCTTGAGACTCGTTTTCATTATCAATAGCAACATTTTTATTTTCGTTAACATTTCCTAAATCGTTACCACTAACGTTTTCATTTTTAATAACAGTTGTCTTAGGCTCATCTTTGTTTTCTTTTTTATTATTTTTCTTAACCCATTCTTTGTAAATAGCTGCTCCTACAAGCATTACATTAATAGCAAACGGGTCTTTTTTATATTTTGTATAGTTTTTTATAAAATGAACTTTTTTAACTCTTACCACTCCATGAGGCTCAATTTCTACATTTAAAGACTTTAAAACAATTTTTTTATCACTTTTATTTTTTAGATAATAAAACATCTAATCTCCTTTTTTGAGTTTTAATAAATTATACCACAAATAACTTATTAAACCCCAAAAAGGGGAGAATAATTAAATGTTAAATTCTGCGCAATAAACACCTCTAGTGTTACCTACTGCATGAGCAAGATAGGCATCACTGTCAATTGTTAACATATCTCTATCAACTTCCATATATACGGTATGGTCTCTTAAGATAAATAGCCATCCGTAAAGCTCACCACCAGCAAATCCATAAAGTTTATTATCTGGGACAATGTCATTTTTGATAGTTGTAACAATCTCTTTACCCCAGAAAGATTTTACATTATCAACACCCTTATCCCAAAATTCACTAACTTTTGCATCACCAACTTCAAGCATACTCATTCTAATTATCTCTTGTAGAAGGCTTTCAGTTAAAAGCACTTTATTAATTTTTGTTCTGTTTTGAATAGGCATTTTAAACCATGTAACAAGGCTATCTTTATCAAGCGTTACACCGTCTTTAAATTTCACAGTTTGTCCAGATGCTGTATAACTGTCTGTTGTTTTAAGAGAACCAGCTGCTTCAGCTTCAGCATATTCATCAGTAAGAATTTTGTTTGCTCCGGCCATGATAGTCATATCTTCAACTTTATACATTTGCTCTGCAATTCTTTTCTTAAATAGAGATTTATAATCAACTCTTGTGCTCATCATCTCCATTTCAGATTTTCTGATTTTTTCAGATACAAGTTTATCAAAGAAGACATAGAATTTGTTGATTTCATAGTATCTGTAAGTTCCTCTACCTCTTAGCGGAACAGTCATTGCTCTTGTATCTACATCTCTGTAAACAATTAATGCAGGTTGGTCAGTATAATCAACTTCAACCAAATCACTTCTTGATACGTTTCTTGTTTCAACTGTTTTTCTCGCAAAACCGTTTTCTCTCAAATAATCAAGCGAGAATAACGTAGCTGCTTGAGCCGCTTCTTTAACAAAATCTTTTCCATCTTGACCAAACACTTTACTTGCAAACTGCTTAGTACTCATTTCAAATTTATATGCAGGTTTAAATTCAGACATTCGTTACTCCTTTATTATAGTGTCACTAATTCTAGGTAGTCAGTTCCTCTGCTAAGGACCTGGAACACTGGAATAGTGTTAGTATCTGCGTTTACTTTTGTAGGTAGTCCATTAACAATTGTTAATAAATCCCCTTTTTTGATAGGATTAGTTTCATCATCTTTGAACATTTTTGTAATAATGCTCATACCGCTATAATACGCTTCAACGTTTCCACTTGGTTTAAGCACTTTTCCTGTTGACACATTATAAAAATTAGCTTCTGTAACAAGCCCCCACCATTTTTGAGTAGTTCCAATTGTGCACAATTTTCCATCTACATCTACAAAGTTACCACTGTCTATAAATTCAGTAGTATCAATGTGAGCTTTTGGAAGTTGTAAAAAGTCTGGTGTAGTAATTATACACTTTTCACCTCTATTGAATTCGAAAGGTGTTTGTAAGCTCATTGTTGCTCCTTTGTTTTTTGTTAAATTTTACACAATAAAAATAAGTCTGTCAAACTTTAAAAAAGTTTTTTATTCGCAATTTAGTCTTTTCCAAAAAACATTTCAAAGTATTCTTCTGAATTTTTCGGCTTTCTAGAGTAATCAGTATCTTCTACAGGAATTCCAAAAAAATTTTCATCATTTTCAAAAGATGCTTCTTTTTTTATAGGATTTTCTTCCAATTTAGCCCTCAATTCTTGATTTTCAGCTCTTAATCTTTCAATTTCGGCTTTAGCCTCTTTAATAATTGACGCTATTTTTTGCATTATAAGCTCCTTTTTTTTTTGTAAATTATATCCAATACAAAGATATTAGTAAAATGCTACTTGTCCATTCAATTTAAATACATATCCAAAAAAGCCAAACACTAAAGAATGCAGAGAATCATCTGGAGCACTAGGAGAATGTGTCCATATTTTATTACCCGCTTTTGTTTGTTGAGAAAATTCAGCTAATATATCTTGAAAAAATGGTAAACTATCTTCAAATCTCGGCCAAAATATTTTTAATGTTTTTGTTTGTTTAACAGCATTAGGATTATATGTTCTTTTAAGTAACGGATAAACAATATCTTGCTTTAAAACACCCATTACTGTATCTATTGCTTGAGTTCTGTGTATGTTTAATATATTTGCTTCTGGGTCAAATTTGAAAGGTTTTCCTGATGTCCCAATATATCTTATAGGCAAAACTCTATTAGGACCAAATTCCCTTGTTAAGATAGCATTTTGATATGCGCCCATTCCAGCATCTGCAAATATATAATCTACTCTATACAAATAACAAGCCTGTTTAATTTTTTCCAATGTTCCATTAGGGTCTCCTGGAGGTAATATATCTCCACCTATAACTTCAAGGTCACCATCTTTCTTTTGCCCTATAACAAGATACGCAGTTCTAGATTTGTCTTCGACAACACCTTCGCCAGACCAGTCAATCCCTATAAATATGTTTCTATACAATAATTTAGTTTCGTTATCCACTTGTTTTAAAAGACGTTTTCCAGGAAGGCATAATCTTTTAAGCTCTTCCATAGTTAAAAATCTTTTTCCTGACCCTGTTGGTATTCCAAGAACCTCTTGATTGAATTTATCAGGAGAATATTCTTCAAATTTTTGATAAACGTCAACCCATTTTTGTTTAGTTTGATGTATAGGCATAATTACCTGCGGAAGCCTAACTGAAACATATCTACTTTTTGAATTAACTTCTGTTATAGCAAATTTAGAATCTTCTTGATATATAGGTTTGCCACAAAAAGCACATATCAGTCCGTTTTTACCTATATTTTTTCTTGTAATAATATTTGATTTATTACACGCTCTACATTTATATACTCTCTCTATCTTTGTAGCCTCATTCCACAATATTCCAGTTAAATTTTCTGAGCTTTTAGCTGTACCAGCATATGTTACTGTGGGACGCAAAGATGATGTAATTGTTTCTTTAATTACAGGCAATGCATCAGGAACTATATCTTGGGTTTCATCTATAAATAAATCGTCAGCTGATTTACCCCTTACCCTTGCCGGGTCATCAGATGCTAAAGAAGCATATGTTAATTCTATGTATGAGCCTAAAGAATTTTCTTTATAAAAAACGTTATTACCACTTTTAGCAAAAAACCTATTTAAAAACGGGGAGTCTTTTATAATAGGACCTAATTTTGTTTTAGACCATGTTTTTGCCTGAGCCTCAAGCGGCGAGACATATAATATTCTGTTGTGAGGGATAATAACTGATTTTGTTCCCGCTTTAGAAGCTAAATAAACCGATTTACCTATCTGTCTACCAGCGATAATAACAAGTTCAGGGGGGTTTAAATCATAAACAAATTTCATTGGTTCATATAAACTAAAATCTATCTTTTTACCCTCTACAAATATATTATCAGCAATAAATTTACTAATACGAGGGTCGCACGGTAATGTAACAGCCGACATTTTAACCCTTAGCTATCTCTTTAATTTGTCCTTGCAAAGTGTTGCTTTTTTCTTTAATATATTCAAGAATAGGTAAATGCATTTTATAGTAATTTTCAAAAGCATTTTGCGGATGTTTAATTTTAGAAGCCAATTTCCATAACCTGTCTAAACTTATATTGGCTTCTTTTATATAAGATGAATCAAAATATGGGAATAAATGATTAAATTTGTCATTATTAGCAAAGAATAAAGGTGGTTGTGTCCATCCGAAAGTTTGAAAAGACTCGGCTATATACTCTAGCGCTTCCCCGAAAATAGGTAGATTTTCAGCGTTATATAAGGCCATAAGCAGCACTATTGTCCATATTATTTTATGAGGAGGGTGAAACTCTGTACTATCGACATCCACTAAATCATCATTTAAAATTTGAACTGCATTTTCAAAATGGTCTTTATTAGTTAAAACATAATCTTCATTTTTCATTACATATACCATATATACTATGTCCATTATATCTTCATACGAATACCCTTTTCTGCCCAAGAATATTTCAAATGTTTCAAGCTCCCACTCCATTATGCCCGGACCAAATTCTTTTATAGCGCAAAAATATTTAATTACTCTCACTTTATTAATGTTATTAAACAGATAAGCTTTCTCATAGTCAGGTATTTTATATAACTCTTTACTTATAGTATGCGATAAATCTTGAATTATCGGGAAAAGCATCTCACACCTTATTATTAAATTTTATTTTGTAAACATTGTTATCATCAAGAACAACATTGAAATCATCGTCTACTTTTTTCTTAATTGTAACATAAATATCGTCTTTTTTAGCTTCAAAAAACGGAAATTTCCCATTATTTAAAGACAAGAATACCTTGTTGATATTTATTTTATATACTCCATCTTCCAAGACAGCTTCATTGAAACCATAAGACTTTGTTGTATTCTTTATTTTTACAATTGTGTTTTGATAAACTGGATATATATCCATATCTATTTTTAAGACACCATTTACATAAATTTGTATATTGTTAATTTTTAACATTGATAATAAAGCGTTTTCAATTTCTGCGTTTAATTCGTCAGGATTTTTTGAAAGCTCTATTATTACTTCTTCCTCTTTTTCACTATTTATATTATCAGGCAGCATAGTAATACTTGAAATTGGAAGAACATCAAATTCTTTAACAATAAAAGCAAAATCCTCAAATGTTTTTATATTTTCTATTTTTTCCTTTATTGCTTTTTTAATTTTCAAAAATTTAATTAAATTGTTTATATTTAATTCAAGCAAGCATCTATTTATAAAAGTATAATCAAAGAATAAAAGTAATTTTTCATTTTTATCACATATAAATTCTCTAAATTGTGAAGATGTTAAACTTAATGAAGTTAGCACTTCATTTAACACTGATTTTATATCTACAGTATATGTCTCATTTAACGTTAACTCCATTTTTTTAGCAATTGTTTTTAATTTTAAAAACAAATATACTGACTCATCTTCTTGCTTTAATTCTTTTAACAACTCATCAATATCAACCTCATCTTCTCCTGATATAAATTTGTCATCAAAAAAAGAAAATTCTATAAAAGCATTTATAATTTTAGGAAGCCCCTCTACTGAATTATTAGACAAAGTAATTTGTTTTTTACCATCTTCTGTAAAAAACACATTCTCATAAACATCTGTATCATCTAAAGTTCTATAATCATACAAATTGTTTACTTCTCTGTTAACGATAAACTTTTTTATTCCATTAGGATAATATATAAAATATCCTTGCAGAAATAAAGTCGGCTCCTCTTCTGTCACAAAAAACACTTTGTATACTCTATGTTTTCCATCAAAAGTACCATAATTTATTAAACATATTTGTTTAAATAACATTATTATCCTTTACGTTTTTTATATAACAATACAGGTTTTTATTATTTAAATGTATTAAAAATACTTTTTCATCAACAGGTTTTTCTTCTGAAATTATGATTTTTTTATTTTTGAACTCGTCTTGTGCTTTTTGAGGTAATGTCCGGAAATTTTGTTCATCTATTATCATAACAATCCTTTAAAATCTTAGATTTTCAAGATATTCTATATCCATTATTGTCTCATCAGCAAAAGCTAATCCACTGTTTAAGTCAACATCAACTTTCTTATTATGTGTAGATATTAATAAACCTTTACCAGTCTCAGTATCACCGCAATTAGTAACAACCAAACCGTTTTCCGTACTTATAACACCATACCAATCAGTTACAAAATCAGAATAATCTTTTAATGTCATAATTTTATTTATAAAATCCACTTCTAAAATATATTTATTAGAACCGTCTTTTAACAAATAAAACAATATATCGTTTGTATTTCCAGGCAAAACAATTTCTAGAAATTCTAATAAATTAATTTTATTAAGTGAAATTTCTTTAACATCTAATCCTATTTCAAAAACTTTCATAGCCGTAACAACATCTTCTTCATTTGTAATGACTATTTTTTCATCAGTAAATATCTTTTTAAAAAATACGTCATCAGTTAATTCATTCACAATATTAAAATACCCATCATACATAAATTTTGGAATATATACCGTCATATGTCTTAGAGGATTCAAATTAGCAAACAGAACAGCTTTGCCGTTAATATATTTTCCTTTGACTTTATTTCTATCTATTCTTATAAGAGTATTAATATTATTATCTTTATAATATTCATTAAAAACATCTGTCTGGTAAATCCTGTCGAGTTTTATTAGAAAATTTGGTATTACGCCCTCTACAAAATCAGTTTCTGGCTCAAAAGTAAAAACAAATGGAGTGAAATTTGTTTTTAACGTTGTTTTTAATTTTAATGCAATATCTTTTATTGAGACTGTAAATTTAAATGTGAACGGAGTATATAAAAAATTCTCAAATTTAAATTGATATATATTTAACTCCTTATTAAACGAGATTCCTTTCATTATATAAAATAACCCGTCAACTTTGCCAAACAGATGTTTACATATTGCTTCTTGATATGAATTATAAGGACCGTAATAATCTTTTACTTTAAAATCATATACATAATATGTACCATTCCACATATTTATTCCAAAAGCAAATTCGTCCACAAGAAAAACAAGAGATACATCTTTATCGTTGAAAATATCTTGTTTACTAAAGTTTTTATTTGTAAGATTAAATATCAAAACTTTATTTATAAAACCAGCATTAGATGGGCCTATTGTTACAAACATCAAATATCCTTTGTGTTATAAATATTCATATATTCTGCATAATTATTATTAATATCATTAATCGATATTTTACTATCTACAACTTTTCCATTATATATAATTTTATCATTTAAAATTAATTCCTCCAAGCTTTTATTTGTTTTAACTAAAACTCTATCATCAAACAGATGAACTTCCTCTATTTGATAATATTTACCATCAATAAATAATAAACCGCCCACCTCAACATCATTACCTATAGACAAAGGAATGTATTTATCATATTTTTTAAACTTTAGATAAGTAAGCTCTTTAAATTTACTTGTTGAAAATAATTGCTCTTTATCGATTGATTCGGTTGTTGCACTTTGACCATTTAAATCATCAGATGTTTCTGCAAATATAATAGTATTATTTCTTTTATCAAAACCAGTAACTGTGTATTGGTTATCGTTTACAGTTATCTTTTGACCTATATAAACATTTGGCAACGTTTCACCAATAGTAAAAGTAACAGATTCTATAAACTTATATTCAGGAACTGTAACTTGTGTGCCTTTAGGTATCACGTTATCCGATATGTCATTAACTATTAACAAATGCTTTTCATCATCTAAATAATTCACTATACTCTCAAAAGAACCTATTGTAATCTTTCTCATATATAAAGAAAAATCTGGTATATCCTGTATATAAAATCTTCTGCTATAAGGTTTCGAATCGACCGCTATAATGGTCTGAAATTTTTTTCTCTCTTGAGGTAAATCACAAAAAACATAACCATTCACATAAGTTTCTTCCTCATCTGATAAAGGTTTATCAAAAAAAACTTTGTTGCCTATTACAGCCACTATATCTCTCCATGCAAATGCCGCCTTTTTAGTAGCAAATTTTATTCTATGGCCAGCTAGTAAATAATTTGTGTTTTTAACAGTAATATAATTATCTCCCGCATAGGAAGGTTCTGTAATTACAGTCTCAATCGCAAAGGGACTTTTTTTATCTACAAGATAAATTTCGCCATTGAAATCAAAATCAGGGTTTTTAATAAAATTATTGTCCCCAAAAATACAATATTCATTACATTTCTGTCCCTCAATATGGTTATTATTATGGGCGATTATTTGTAAATCAGTCTTATTATTTGTTTCAACTGAAATATAATTATCTTTATTTGCTGCTACAAAAGTAAAAGGATAATAGACTTTACCCATACCATCTGTATACGACATATTATAAATTTCAACCGTATTATTAAAATTTAACAACACTCTTTTTTTTGTATTTTTAAAAACAAATTTATTAAATCCCCCCAATATTACATCAGAACCAACAACGCCGACATTTCCGTTCATACCGTTTCTTCTTTTAGAAATTTCATGAAAAAACAAACTGCAATATTGTTTTGCTGTTTCAAATAATTCCAAAGGAGGCTCAAAAGCAATAGGATTAATAGCTACAAAACTATAATCACCGTCAAAAAATACTATTTCATTAGATTGTTCACTTTTTATATTTATAGGATTACCTTCAGAATCTTTAAAAATAATTTCTTCCCCATTTAAATATATTCTTATCTTTTCCTGATTTCCGCTTATAATAATATTTGAATACTTTTTTGGAATTGCGCCTACATTGAATTGGTGTTCATTTATAGAAATAGGGATAGCTTCTGTCTGAGTGTTTGTAACATTTATTCCTATAACGAAAACAGATTTTACAGAATAACTTATTGAAGATGCGCCAATGTTTCTTCCATCCACAATAAGATTTTTTCCCATAGTAATTGTCTCACAATTCTTAAATTGTATATTTTTTATTTTAAAAGAATTAAGTCTAAAAAAATTTATATGCTCAGGTATAGAATTATCAGAATCCTTAAACAAGTTTCTATATGCTCCCATTTTGACTCCTATTAATATTTAATTTCATATGATAAAGCCTCAAAAAATCCTACATCGTCTACATTTTTATAATAAACTCTATAAAAAAGCCCCATAGGTCCATTTAATGGCTCCGAAACAAATAATGTACTTACAGGAAATTCCAACATTATATCTTTTCCATCTAAATTTTTATATTTTATTTGGGTATAATCACAGCTAGTATCAGCTTTAAAATAAGAACTCACACCATTAAAAAAGGATACAAAATCATTTGAGTTCATAATTAAATTTTTATGTTTTGCATATATGGCGCCTGTAGTGGGCTGATATAGCACAGTGACCACAGTTAATTCCCCATCTTCCACTAGACCAATTCTACCAAATGTATTAACGCTTACTTTTTCTTTCGGCAGAGTTATCTGAAAATTATTTGGATTTACGTTTAATACACTGTTTTTCTCTATTATAGAATAACTATTTACATTTATTTTACTATATAAAATAATTGCTTCTGCTGAATCTGCAACATAATCATAATTTTTTTTCTTAAACATATTAACTCGGCTTTTAGTGTTTCTCATTTCAATTTCGGGATATCTTTTATATCTATAATAATATTTGGTTTCTGTTGATTTGTTGCCGTTAACTTTCCTTGTGTCTTGGATTTTGTATCTTGTTACATCATCATATATGTCCATTTCATAATAATTTTTTGAATTTCTATAATTATATTTAACTGTTATTTGAGTTGTATCATCTTTATATCTTTTAACATTAAATAATGGATTTGAAAAAACGCCTACCCCTTTTTTTAATGCAGCATGCAATTGAGTAGCAAAATCGGCATCATCATACTTTAATACTACATTGTCTAAATTGTTAGTTCTTATAGTAATCCCTTTGCCTTTCTTTATATAAAATTTAACCCCGGTCTTAATAGATGTGTCATCTGAATAAATACAACTGTCTGTGTGAGCTTTTGCTTTACTAAAAGTTAGATATGCATATGACGACCCTATATATGCATAAGACACAAAAAGGATGTCGCTAGCTTTAAAGAATCCATAATCATACATTCCTATACCGTTTTCCTCATTAACTATCGAAGAAATTAATCTAGACAAAACAAATTGGCTTATTTTTCCTTTTGCCGTATGGAGCATATTCTTTTCGTTAGTGTCTAAATATTCCTCTCTATCAAAATCATATATAGACTCCATATTTACGCCAACAGAGGTGCCTTTTACAATATTCAAAACTGACCCATATTTATCTATTTCCACCCCGTCAAAAATAATTTGTTTTTTTAAAAGGATTTTATTTATTACATCATATTCATAATAAAAATCATCCATAGGTTCATCATTTAAAGTTGCTATAGTTCTGTCTTTAATAAGCAAATTATATACATCGGCACAGGTGCTTGTATTTTTTACTGTTACAGAGCCTTTTGTAAAAGTAAATCCATCGCTTTGAGAGTTTCCATCAATTGTGAGACCATGTGAATCAGCCTCTATTGTGAATTGTTCTGGGGAAATAAAAGAAAGAATAATTTTATCATTATCAGAACGTATCTCTAGTTCAACATATTTATCATTGCTTTCTTCTATATTTAGAGCAAATAGGTCCTCTAATATCGATTTTTGCGAAAAAGTATTGTCATGAACTATAAAATTTAAAGGAATATCTAGTTGTTTAGCATATGTAAAATACAACGAAGTACCATCTATCCCCCTAAGCTCAGAACTATATATTGTTCCATCAACTTGTATCACAGCTTTATAACTACCGCTATTTAAAGCTATTTGTTGGTTTAAATCATTTTTTAGAGTAACAGTATCGCTGTTTGTAACAATTCTAAATTTAGACCTGATACTGTCAGGTGAGAAAATAGTAGAGGGAATCTGAAAATTTTTTATACTATAAATAACCATTGTTCACCTTTAATAAACTGTTATAATTCTTGATGTTTCAAAAGGAAGTTTATATATTGTTTTATCTTCATTTGATTTAACTAATTCAAAACATCCATTGTATGATAATTTATTAAAATACTCTTCTATTGAGATTATGCCATAAAATTCATTTCCATACCAACTCTCAACACAAATTACTGAATTACTCGAAAATTCTACTTCTATGTCATCACTGTTAAATTCGGTTGTATTTACATTTTCAATAAGGTATACATTCTTGTTATCATTAAACAATACTTCTTCATTTAAAGCAATAGTATTGTTTTCTATAAAATAATTAATAACATTTAAATCAAAAGCAATATATTTTCCGCTTATTTCATCTTTTTTATAAAAAATATTTCCATAAGATTTATCTAATCCCAAACCTTTTCCTGATATTGTTTTCTTCTCATTCAACACATTATAGTAAATATATTCTCCGTCTTGAATAGAAAGCTCAATGTTTTTTTCTTGTCCATCAATAAAATATATGACCTTTACCTTTCCGTTAACCACAGAAACATTTTTAACATTCACTCCATAAGAACCAAAAATACCTCTAAATTTTTCAACTAATATTTTTTCATTATATTTATAAGCCCCAACTATCTGATTTGTTTTAGTGTTAAACCCTATCCCTTTTGGAGTGTTAAAAAAGCCCTCTTTACCTGAAAATACAGGACCTTGTAAAGAATTGTAAACTACATAAGGATATAAATTTAAATTTTTATCTACATCAACTCCAAAACCTTCATCTTTGACTATATATTGTTTAATACAATTTTCTCTTATCATTTTTTTTAATTTTTCTTCATCTATAGCTTTTATATATAAAGACATACTCTCAACACCATCCATTGTTCTTGAAGAATCTTGATTTTTTAAATCCAAATAATATAAATAATCTTTTTTATCATTTAATACAAAAGCAAATTCCCTATCTGCATATGTTAATTTAACAACAGCGGATAAATAATAACAGTCACGCTCAATATCTTCCATTAGATAATCATATGACTCGGTATGTTTTATTAAAAGCATATACGTATAATAAACATCAGGGGTAACAGGGTTAAACTCAATTTTTAAAGGAGGCACTTTAAATGAAACACCAAAAAGATTATTAACGCCGTCTGCAGAAAACATTTGTTCAGTTCCATCAGCAAGTATTTTATCTGTATTTAAAATATCAGAAAATGATATCTCATCAAATTCGTATACATTTTGTAAAGTAATTGTTTCTGTTGAATAATCTATACTTTTTAAAGCGTAATTAGGTAATAACCCAACTGAATCATCAATCATTCTTAATACAGGAATAACCATAGAAAACTGTTCTTTTACAATATATCTTAAATAATCAACGCTTATTGAAATGAATTTTTTAATATTTGAACCAGTGATATACCCATTATATTCTACATCAATGAGTTCTTGCGCTAAGGGTAGAAATTCACCGTCAAACAAAATATATCCGTAATCATTTAATTTATAAGGCACTCTTGCTTCTATTATCTTCAATACATTAACAATAGGTATCCTTGCTTCGATAGTATGATTATAATGATTGCCAAATTGGTCTCTTGCTTTATCCAACCATATTTTTAATTCAGGGACACCTTTTTTATTTAAAACTATTTTCGCATTTGTTTTTCCTATAATTCTTTGGTCTGTTTCTAAATCATAAATCATTAAACTATGATGTTTCGCAACATTAAAAGCATTAGCGATTTCTGTATATAAATTGTTATCACGAATAACATTAAATATATATTGAATGTATTCCATATTATATACATTTTTAAAAAAATATTGCATAGAATATTTGATTCCATTTTCACTAATAAGTCCATTCACATATTGATAGGTGTTTCCTAATGAAGTGGTTAAAACTTCATTCTCAAGAAACATTTTATGGGTTTCAAAAGTCTGTCTAAAAAGATAATGATTTTTGAATCCCTTAGGGTGTAAGATAGCTATTTGATAGTCTGTGTCATCAAATTTAACATCAAATACATAGTAATTTCCGTATATAAAAGAAGGGGCTATTTTAACCCTATTCATATACAACATAGGCATATTTTCATATTGATGATAATCAAACCTATTGTTGTTAACTGTAAAAGTTACTATTTCCATTTCATCGCTAAATTCAAATTGTGTCATCTTTATATAAGGGTCTTTTTTTTGTGAAAATAACTTTGACTTTATTTCCCATTTTTCTACATCAGTAGCTTTAAGAGCGTTATTTACGAGCTTCACTATATCATCAAAAGTTAAAACAGCTACTACATAATTTCCATCAAGAGTATATGTATTTTTCTCTCTTACAACCTCTTCATACTCCGTAGTTTTGTTTGTTTTTAAATATATGTACTTAGGCTGGTCAAATTCATTTAAAACTACTCTTATTTGAAAATAATCATTTAAATTATATTGAAACTCGACTTCCAGAGTTCTTGTTGCATAATTATAAACAGGTTTCATATCTGTGATAGTTATAGTAGATTCTTCTAAAAGAGAATCTGGGGTATTTATAAAAATTAATGGTATCATAAGGTTCCTCCGTTAAATTTAAGAATATTTACAGATATATCTTTTAGAGAAGCTTCTCTCACTCCATTAAACAAGTCATCAATACTTATAATTGTTTCTATATTCGAAACGTGATTGCCTATTTTTTTATAAATTTGTAGGCCATCTCCATTTAGTGTTATATATACCGTTTCATTATTGTATTCAAAAAATTTAATTTCAGCAAACTCTAAGAAAAGATATTCTACTTTATCGTGAATACTCACTCTAATTCCAACGCTTTTTAAAAATTTATCACTATGTCTTAAAGGAATGAATCTTTTAATTTTAAAAGGAATTATATTAAAAGCATTATATGAAGTGCTTTCTGTTGGTATATTTGTTAAAGATAATAATGGAACGGAAATTGAGTGCCCATTCTTTTTAAGATATAAATTATTTTCATCATAATTTACATCTATTGAAATTTTAATTTCTTTTTCTTTACCGTTTTCCTCTTGATATGTTCCCAATTTTACAGTTTCTGAAATCTTTTCACCCTTTACCATATCAATGAAAAAACTATTATTTAAATAGTTTACGGCCACCCCTATTAATTTAAAATCTGTTTCAACAGGATTAAATTGAGGAGAATACAAATATTTACTTTGAATTTCATCTATAAATTCATCTGCTTCATTAACAGCTCTATATTCTCCCAATGTTTTATATTTAAACCCTTCAAGATAATTTACATTGTAATGAATAAGAGCATCCAGCATTGATACTACAAAAGAATAATCGGTGATAATCGTATCATCATCAATACTCATATGCATTTTCTTTGTCAAATAATTATAATATATTCCAAATACTTTTTGTCCATTCAAAACAATTTCATAACCATTGGTATAATTATAGCCTCCAACAATCACATCTTCTACATAGCTATATTCGAATTTAACAATATCATTAAATCCGTATTTTTTACATTCTATTCCAAGAATTCTATATCCCGATTTACTAAATAAAGAACTAAAATCTTTCATAACAGAGGTATTAATTACCATATAAGTGCTATGATTTATTTTTATTTTAACTATACTATTTAGCACATCCAGAGCATTATTCAGTAACACTTTAGCCATTTCTTCTTTTACGGCGCTAGACATTATTCCCGATACGCAGAAATCGCCATACAGGTTCTTTTTAAAAATATTAGGAAATACAAATTTATTTTTTACATCTTCTTTAATAGGCTGAAATAGAAACTCTACAGGATATTTTATATAATCAGAATACTTAGGGAATGTTACTGATGCACTATCCAGCAAGTGGGACATTATATAATTAAGTGCAGGATTTTGGATAAGCAAATCTGAGTCTATAGATTTTCCTGTAGCAATAGCCAACAAAAGCTGTTTAGCTGTTTCGGATTCTTGCTGCACATCATTAGAATAACCAAAAAACACCTTTTTTGAATATATAAATCTATTTTCATCATCAGTATTTAAAAGATATTCTTTAATTTCGTCATCTATATAAGTTGTTATTTTAGGGTTATCTATTTCTTCCGCCCTATAAAAATCTGAACCGCAAAAATACCATTTACCGTCAAGCGTCATTCCTACATTTGTAGTCGCTATAACTTCTTTTTCCGGTGTATAGGCATATACTACTTTTTTCAATTTTTTAAGAGCTTCATTTAAAGCTATTTCATAACCTAAATCATCAAGATGATATTTAACAGAATATGTAAAATCATTTTTTTCTGAATCTTTTATTTCAGTAACATTCCAAATATCTTCACTTGGAGACAATTGAGCTATATCAGCTGTAGATATTTCTATGTCATAATCTAAAAACTTATAAGAACTGACAACTTTTTTTTGTTCTTTTAAATAATGCTCAATAATAGAATCCAACTCCCTATTAAAAGATTTAAAAATATATCCTGCAAAGGACTTCCTGTTTTTATTTTCGCATATATCAAAAGCATCAACCAAAAAAATTTCATCTGTAAATTTTTCATTTTTAAGTAAATATGGGAGTGCAGCAAATCTTGGCTTATCTTTTATTAGCGGTTCTATTTTTAATTTTCTGTTTTTATTTTCAAATTCTGAATAATCAGCAACTGTAGCAATGCTAATAACAATGGATTCCATATACTCTGAAACCACATCGTTAAACACTTTTTGCCTTGAAACTTGAGTAACTATATTTTCAGTGCCTTTGAATGAATAATCTAGAGTATATTGATTCTCATTTAAAGTAAGTAACGTAGAAATCTTATTGCTTTTTACAAATAAATTAAACAATCCTCCAGAGGTTATATTGTATAATTTTTCTGTAGAAAGAATTTTCATTGTTCCAAATTCACTGTCTATATTAATTTGAATATCTTTTTCTTTATTAAAAATAAATTTCTTAGCTTTCTCTATGTTTGAAACTTCCGTAAAAGGAGTAATTATAAAAAATTTAGACAAATCATCGCCTACAATATCAAGACCTGCAGATTTTAGATAAAACTCATACGGCTTATATTGAATATAATCTTTTTGTTGAATATATGTGTCCGGGTCGGCAGTGGATATGGTATCGTTAATATAATGAATAGGATTTGAATATAAAGTATAAGTCAATTCTTTTTGTTGTGTAGCATTAGGAATAGAAATGGTCTGCCCAGGTCTTAAGATTAAGGGGTCTAATTCTGTTATTTTTCTAGTGTATTCTTTCACTCCATAAGGCAGTGTTTTTACATCATAATCACTACTTCTGACACCTATCTTTACAATTAAGTCATTTTGATTGGTTATTATTGTTTCTCCCGCCTTTTGAGATATTATTATATTATTAAGAATATTGGAAGCCCCCACTCCAGAAATTCTCTCAATATATTCATTGTATTTAAGAGGTCTTATTATACCGGCATAAAACCCAACTTTTGCCTTATTGGAGCTTTGGTCGGTAAATACAAATATATAACCGTCAGAAGTGGCTGACATATTTTCAACAGGCATATCTTGAACATAAACTATTTTGTCAAAAATTAAACCGTTTATTCCTTTAATCTCACTCAAATCAACACCAAAAAGATTTTTATACATTTCAATACTATTGTTGTTTTTTTCTATTGGCGAAATTGTTAATAATTTTGTCTTAAGTTGTTTTTTATCAAAAGCAATATCGTTTTTATAATAAAAAAACGCTTCATCCTCTTCTAAAGAAAATTTGTTTAATTGAGGTGAATACGCCTGCACTTTATTACCTATGAGAATTGCCGTAATTTCTATAGGTAATAAAGACGTCTTTGTAAGTCTTGTAAAATAATAAGTAATGGTCGGTATCCCATTTATATTAAGTGCTTTTTGTGATACAAATTTAATAGAGCTGTCGAATATTTTTATTTCATTCATTTATATTCCTTATAAAGTAATTAGGTCTTTGCGTATAAGCTAATAAATTTGAAGATAGATGAACAGATGCGTTTTCTATCTTTGAAAAATTAAATTCTATTATACCGTAAAACGCTGAAATTAAAACGTGTCTACTTTTAATATACATGCAAGTATTAAAATCTTTTACAGGCATATGTAACTCCGACATCGGAACTATAATCCCCTCATATAAAGCGGCAATTTTTTTGGCATGATTTAATATCCCGGCTGTGTTTACATTTAAAGAATAATATTTTAAAGGAACTTTATTGTATTCTTTATTTCCTTCAATATCTTCAACGTAAATCACTTCCTCATTTAAATTATCAAACAAAAGATAATTCTTTCTGTAAATTTCTCCATTTACATATTCACAAACCCCTATTTCACTTAAATTTCCTCCCTCGCATGAAGCGGTAAAAGCTTTTGCTTTACCGGTTTCATAATCAAACGTCAATAATTCCATATTTTGAACTTCTTTTGGTTTAAACAGAACTGTCATTTCACTGTTTTCGTCAGGTACTATGCCTTTCCCCGCCACAAAAGAACCGTTTATTATCTCAACATCAAAATTATTAAACAAATCATTCATTTTCACTTCCTTTAAAATTAAAGAACATTTTAACGCCAGCATTTAAAGCTTCTGTTTTTGTTTCAAACATATACCCTTTAGAATCCATTTTTAACAAGCATGGAAGGTGATGTTTGACTGTGAAACAATTTTCATTATTTAAAATTTCTTCCGCATTTGAAATATTATTTTTAAGACTAACAGGATATATTGTCTTATATTCGATATAACCATCAAAAAACACAACTCTTTTATTATTGTCAATTTCATCATAATCTTTATCGATTTTAATGGTGGCGCTAATTAACTCTCCGGGCTGATACAATATATTATCATATACGCAAGGTACATCAGAAAAACTAAAAAGCACATTAATGCTTTCAAAATTTTTATTTATATCAATACGTTTAATAGAGATTTGATTTAAATCAACCAAATCATCATCTATTACTTTCCCGTAATATAAATAGTTTGCCAAATCACTCAACACCATATTTTGTAAAGAAGTTTCAAAAGCATCTATATTGACCACATACATTACATTATTTAGCTTTAATCCGTTATCTGTAAAATACGGCTCAAACCATTTGCTTCCATCGACAGATACTAATATTTTCCCTCTTGCAAAAGCTATATATCCATTTACACCAAAAGGTATAAAGTTATCTTCTGCTGAAACTTTTAAGGCAGGCTCAACGTCTATGTTTTTAAGAATATTATTTTGTATTTTGGCTTCCAATTCTTTCTGCTCTTCTTTAATAGCTTTATATTTACTTTTAGCTTCTGACACATCCATATTGGCAGCTTTAAAATATTTATCAATTTCTTCTTCTAGTTTTGCCATTTTAATCTGGCATTTTGAACCGTGCCTAACAGAAAAAACATCCATGTATACATCATTTATTTTTCTTTTTCCATAATAGGTAAAAATTGCCTGATATTTTGATTCCATAATTTCCGCAGGCACATTTTTGTTTATATCTCCATATGCTATTTTTAACCCAACATCCGGATATAATACACTTTTTATTTTTGACGAATTATCAGCAATTACTGAAACGGAAATCTTATCCTCTTCTTCATTTAATTTAAAAAGTTGGATATAAGGACAATAAAAATCAGATTCTGTATTTATAAGATGTTTTATTTTTGCTTTAATAAAAACATCCTCAAACAAAATAGCATGATTGCATATTTCAGTTGTAGGAACATTGTTTACATACATATTGCTTGATTTTTTCACAAACTCAAACCTATCCGGCTCCGATACAACTCTTATTTTCCTCGAAGCTTCAGATAAAATACTGCCTATTTTAAGGCTTCTTACTTTTTCTCTATATGAGATAAATTCAGAATATAGCTCTTGCGCTATTTCCGAAATATTGATATTTTCTCCAGCATCATACATTTCTTTAATATTTTTTGCTTTCTTTTCAGCTTCGCTTAAAAAGTTTCCAAAAATAAAATCATATACAATGTCACGTTCAGTATGCAAAGTAACAAACTTATCTCCATCTTTAAAAGTCGTCCAACCATTTGAATATTTTTTTAATACATTAAAAAATGTAAAACCATCTACAGGAAAATCTTGTTTTTCTCCTTTAACATATTCTCTTAAATATGTCTCAAAATTAGATTTTGGAATATCAAACCCATCAGAGCTTAAATATCCATAATTATTCATTGTTAGAACATTAATATGGGCTGTTTTAGTCGGAACATCAACTATTGATTTAAAATCAAAATCAGTTTTTACTTCCAGCTCATATTTTGTTTTATTTTGAGTTTTAATCTCGTTATAATGTATTAATCCAGTTGTAAATGCATATTTATTATTGCCAAATGTTTTTAATATTTCATTTTCCTCATTAAATAATGCGTTAAAAGACTCAGTATGTTGCTTGTAAAAATCATCGAATGCATTCACATCAATAGCAAATTTACTATTAGTAGATGTAAAAAATTCGGTAGTATCATCAAAATAAAAATCAAGAACTGAATTTTCTTTTAAGTTTGAAAAACCTGTAAACAATATAAAATTATCAGGATTTACTTTTGAAACTCTTGATAAAGTAGGATTATTGTAAACTTTGATTTTTACATTTGAATCTTCATTTTGATAAATATCGCCCTTATATGTTAAAAATCTTATTTCCTTATCTTTTTCAGAATAGTTCATCCATATATATTCATCTTGATAAATAAATAAAATAGCTTCCCCAATTATTTCTTTTACTGAGGCAGTGGTATAATCAAATGCAGGCAAATACATCTCTTTAATCGAATCTACTTTTTCATAGGTAATCCCTAAAATACCTTTTTCTTTTAAATTATACAATATGTCATCAGTACATATTTTAGTCCCACTCATCTTATTAGAATCTAGATTATATTGTTTTGCTTTTTTAAAGAGAAAATTCAACAATTTTTCACTATTTACTATTAAAGAAGCGTACCCAGCAGATTTATTTTCCATTATTTTCTTTATTTTTTCAACATCGGACAAACTGTCTTCAACAATAGCAACTTGAGTTCCGTCAATGTTTAAATTATTTAAATTTAGAATATCATATTTAATTAATGTGCCAAAGCTAATCCAAACCCCTAAAAAATCGCCATCTCTATAAAATACAGTATCTTTAGCAAACAATTGAGCTGGAGAATCAATCAGTAATGCACTTTCCTCAAGATTATCAAGTTGATAAGGTTTTCTAGCTGGTTGTCTTTCCATATAACCATTTACTTTTTCTATATCAATAAACCCAAAAGCTGTAGAGAATTTATTCTGAACTATAAATACTTTTCCAGCCCCTTCAAAAGTAATATAATTAATTCCATCTATTAAAGCAATTGCCATCTTTGTATTGGAGAAACCCTTTTCAGTAAACTCAAGTCCCTCTTGTTTATCAGTACCTATTTCGAGGAAAAGAACCCAATTGTTGTTAAATTTTACATATTCTTTTGAAAGCATATTTTTATGTTGTTGTAAATAAATACCATCTATAACGGTTTTAAAACCGCTGACCCTTGCTTTGTTTAAAAACAAGGTAGCTTGTCTTACTATTTCAGGAGACTCATCTGCGAATACAGTGCTTATTGTATCAATATCGTCTGATTTAATTTTGTCGAAAAAATCTATCTTGGACTTTTCAATCTTTCCCGAATATTCAGGATTAGTCACATAGCCGTTTTCCAGCAACATTAGACTTCCACATATCCGAATTTATTACCAAGCACATATTCGCTATTACTAACACCGTTATACCTCATCATATTACTCCTTAGGTCATCTGTTTTAACTACATACACAGTAGCGCTTTTATTAGCATTATTATACCAGTTTTTTAAATCTTGTATAAATGATGGGCTCTGTTTATTTGAAACAGTCGGCACATCAATACATAAGTCTTTATAAATTACCTCTCCAAAATATCCATACATTAGATTGTCTGCCCTATATTCTTTTGGAATATTCTTCCATATAAATATGTTTTTTTCTTCATCAATTCCAAAAGAATGGCCATTTACTGCTGATATAACTTTTCCATTTATTTCCTTTTCTGTATCTACCTGATAATAAAACATCTTTTTAAACGCAGGATGGGAAATAAACACTGTAACACCTGGGGAAATGTCTACAGGTTTAACTGCGCTTAAATAAGGCACTGAAAAAATCACATTAACGCTTTTTCTTATTTTTTCTTCAAACACTTTATTGATTCCTAATTTTATAAAGTTATTTACTACAATTTCAACTGCCATTTTATTATCTGATATTCTTTTATCATAAAACTCAATTAATGATTTGTCTTTAACTGAATTTATTATTTCTAGAGCGTCTTTCTCACTAATAAATAATTCAGTAATTAAAATATTCTTAATAAAATCATCTAATATAACAATATCAAATATTGGAAGCCTAAATTTTGACTTAATTAAATCCAAATACCTATTTCTTGTATCTATATAAAAGTTATCGCTCCATATGAAGTTAGAGTGTTTATATCCTAAGTTGGTAAAAGACTTGCCTCTCTCTAAATCCCAATAACCATGTCTAGCTTCTTTTATTCCAAAATTAACTTTATTAAAAAGCCCTTCTATACCAGGAGCTTTGATTGTGCCGTTAATTACATATACATCGTTATTTAAATTTGAAAATGAATAATCTATCATTTGGGCTAAATTAGAATTCGGAGCAATAGGCATTGTTTTGAATTGTTGAAAGTTATATTGTTTTATAAGGTTATTTATTTCATTAAAATACCTGATGTATTCAGTATCCAATGTCATTGGTTCAAAAACTTTGGTTCTATTATATGTTGTTAATTTTTCTGTAGAAATATTTTGTTTTATAAACCAAACAGAATATCTGAATTCATCATTAAGCCTTTCTTTTGAGACGATATTTTTATTTATTACCCAATAATCATCTTCTTCAGTAAGAAGCAGTCCCACATTAGAAAGCCCTTGTTCAATATCCAGTTTTGAATAATAATGTAAAATAGCACCATATGAGCTTCTGTCTTTAAATAAGGCCTTTATAACATCAGGCCATTTTTCATTTTTACGATACAAATCAACTAATAATGCACCAACATCAATTTTTAATTCTATGTTCTGCAAATTAACAATGTAACATTTTTCGTCATCAAACTCATAATCATCTGTTCCGTATGCGCTATTCTCGAGAAGTGATTCAGGTGCTTGAATATTAATAAATGTATGCAAATTAAAATTTGTAACTATATCTAAAACATCTTTTTTTAATCCAACAAAAATTTTTTTATCTTGATATTTTATTAAGTAACCGGAGGAGCCTAATCCGGTCGGATTTAAAGAGTTATCATACATTATACTTAAATGAGCTTTTATAGCGTTTACCGATTTCCCATTTATTTTAAACATATTATTCCTTTATAAGATATGAATTTTCATCTCTAACAATTTCACTAGATATAAAATCATTGTACAACAAAACCCCGTTATTGTATTTTTCTTTCATAGTATTAAAATCATAACATAATCCATCGTGATTGAAAAAATAAGTATTATCAATCTTGATATTTACAGTTAAATCAGTATCACTTGGATTATTTATCCAAACAAACATTTTACCATTTTGTAGACAAAGGTCATCACTGTTAATAACTCCATTTGGAAAAGGTGTAAAATTAATATCAAAATTTTTAACATTGTTCAAAATCACTTCATCGTCGCTACCGTCACATAAAAAAGACGTAGGAATATTCCACACCATATCGGATAGAGTATGTACACTTTCATATGTTTTTTGTAAATCATAATCAACTTTTACATAAGCCCCATCTAACCTTTTTTGAACTGTGTCCTCTCTTAAATCTTGTACTAATTGAGCTTTAGTGTTATTGAAATAAGAACTAAATATAGCTGTCTGTTCTTCAATGTCTATATTTATTTTCCTGTTTAAGATAGTATTTCCTATAGGGAAATAATATTCTATATTTTCTTCTGTTGCAGAACTACAATTTTTTACACATATACCTTTTATTGTAGAATAAATATTATCCCTTAACACTACATTAGGTATAAAAGCTTTGTTTCCTTTTCCAAGCTCCAATAACCATTCAACTTTTTGTCTTTTAGGCAATTGGATTTCAACACCTTCATCAAATAATGCCACTATTTTAGAATCTATATTTAATTTAAACGGAGTAAAGTCTCCTTGAGTAGCGCTTACATATGAAAGAGCTTCAACCGTATACCCCTTATCATCATTAGTTGCCATATTGACAAAATCATACAAAAACTCACCATCATCTGAATAATTTAATTTTTTTAAATTTCTCAACAAAAATTCTTTTTTCACTTTTACAAACATATCACCATAATGCAGATATGGCCTATTATAAAATACAGAGTTTATAGCTGCAGGAACAGATATTACATCACTTATATTGCCATTATAATTTATTTTTATAAATTGTCCTTCAGGAGCGTCCTGGAACTCGATTTTTACATCTTCATCATTAACAATATATTCTGTTTCATCTATTTGGGAAACAACAAATTGTTTAATGCCCTTAGAATATAAATAATTTAAAAACCTTTCTGGAATAAATACAATATTATTGCTCTTAACCATTTTCCCATCTTCAGTGTATAAAACACATTCTAAAGGTCTATCAGAAACAAATTTGCCTCCTTTAAAGAATAAAGATGAATAAGGAATTTTATATTCCAAAATTAATTTATCTTCTTGATGTACCTCGACTGTTAACTGTACATTTATATCCTTTTGCAGAAAAACGCTTATTTCTATATTACCAGTTTTATGTTTAATGCCTCTTTTATTATTTTCCACGATAACTTTTTCAGTAAAATTGTCTTCTGTATACATACTTTCGGTCAAGAATATTAATAATCCCAGATTGTCAATTTTATAATAAGGTTTTTCAACTATTTTTGAGAATCCCTGGTAATTAAATAAATATTCTTCCATATATGATGGAAACACCTCTGCAAACATATTTAGACAAATATCAGATATTACGGGAGAGGTAGGAGTAATATTGTCTACATTAGGGGTGTTAAGACCTGCAGCAACTACAGTTTTAGGAATTATTTTTACCATACTCCATACGTTATCCCAAAACACTGAATGTTTTCTATAAAATACATTAAAGTACATAGTATTCCCATCGGGATAGGCATTACTATATAAGTTTTCATTTTTCCTACACTTGCATCCAGAAACAGGTTCTCTATACAAATCATTTCTCTTATTTGACTCAAATACCGCTATATCGTAATCATTTCCATTTTTATTTACGTGCCATATAAGCGACATCGCATATAAATCCTCATATTCAGAAGTTTTATATAAGCTTTGCATCTTATTTACAGGATAACCTGAAATTTGATGAATATTTCCATTGGTATAGGAAAATCCTTTTAACCACACGCCAGTTTCACTATAAACACCAAATCCGACTTTGGTTTTTCTGCTTTTTATTTCCTCTTTTGCGGTAATATCTGAATAAACTTTAAACTCATAACCTTTATCATAATAAACTTTTGTAAGTTCATATAGTTTATATTCATATCCCGGACCAAAATTCATTTTTGTTTTACACCAAATCTGATTTGTATCGCCTGAAGCAGTAGCTGTCCCCTTGTATGCTCTGTATCCATGTATATCTATGGCTTTTACATAGCCCATTTCAAATTTTCCATCACGATTTATGTAATCAATTTGATATATAAAATTAGGATGCCTTTCTATATCATTAATATAATTTTTTAAAGGTCTTTCACCTATAACGTTCCCATCTTTATCCACAAAAAAATATTTCCCATTATCTTCAATCACGTTTGCTTTCATATAATCTGTTTCATCTGTTTTCTTATAATACAAAGTAGCATTATTAAACTTAATGTTATATCCATTATATACTATCGAACTGTCGTTTGCTTTAGTCAATTTTATAGTTTCCGTTTTAGAACTATTAAATATTTTTAGAGGTCCTAATTGGAAAATGTTATTAGGAGGAATAGAAACTTCATCAGCTGCTTTTGTAATATCCCATATATAATCAGAAGCAAACAAATGAACCCCGCCTAGGTTTGAAAAATTATCCTCGCCAAACACAGAACCCTCTTTGTCCACAGATGAAAGCTCAACTATTATATCGTTTATTTTCTGAACTATAGTTGGAATGGCAGATATTTTTTTAATTCCATATGGATAAACAACTACAGCTTTTCCGTCAACTCTTAAAAACATAAAACTATTAGTTTTATTCACAAAAAGGCAATCCCCGGGAACAAATTCTTCCGACATTGTTTTAAAAGTTTCCGTTATTTCTTTAATTTCGTATTCATTTTTTGCTGCATCATTTTTTCCTATACTATCAACGGGAACTCTATCTATTACATCAGATTCAAATAAACTATTTGATTTCTGATAAATGGATTTGTATTTAAATTGATATTTACCATCTTTAAATTCTTTAACAACAAACATACATTGTTTGAATTTATTTGTATCTGTTTTTATTTCAAAATATTTATAATCATCTGTTAAAAACAAAGCGAATTTTTCATATTTTTTTCTTAAAAAAGGATAATATGAATAATCTGTTCTCTTTACTTCCTCTATTCTGTGCTTCATATTTTTTTTATGCTGTTTTATATAGTTGGCCATAATTTTTACTTTTTCCTCAAGGGAATTAGCTTTATCTGCCAATTTATTCATTTCTTTTATTTCATCTGCCGTGAGTCCCATATGCCCAACAGGAGTATAATCCGCAGATAAACCACAGCCACCAAATGTTGAAAATAAAGGGTTATGTATTCCTTCATCGTTAAACACAAGCTCTTTTCTTAAAAAGAGATACAAATTTAAGAAAAGTTGCGATTCAGCCTCTCTAACGAATGAAAAGAAATTAACACCGGCAACACTTCTCCCATTAAAACAAGTATTAATTCCTGTAAAAAATCTTTTTGAACCTCCCACCAACGATGCTAAAAATTTATTATCTCCATAATTAAAAACAAATTCATTAGTATAAATATTTGCTATATCGGCTTTATTTTTAAATTTGACAATATCGTTATTAACATCTTTTTCTATTCCTAAGTTAGCTTCATTGAAAATCATACATCATCCTTTATTTTTGAAATCGTTATAAGGTAAATCTTTTTTTGATACTTCATACGCATCAAGACGCTCTTCATAATCATAACCAAAAAAATAATCAAAGTCTTCATCTAATGGTTCATCAGGTTTTATAAACAAATCTATTCCATTTTTTGTAAAAAAACCATATCTATTTCTTTCCGTTGAATCAGTAACAATATTAAATTTTCTTTCTGTTACTTTCTTGGATTCCAAATATATTGGAAACGGGATATCTCCATAATAATAAACATCTTTTACTTCAGTAGCAGTGTTATACATATAGTGTTTGTAATTTATAACGCTTTTTCCGTGCGGATTTAAATCCCTTATTACAAACACCCCAGTTGCTCCATACAACTTGCCAATTGCAGTTTCTATTGGTATAGTTACTTCTTGTCCAGTTAGAAAAGATATAACTTTCCTGTACGCTTTCAATAACCCCTGAACACCCGTATTACCATAAGCGCTTAAATTTCTTAAAATAACATTAAAAGTATTCATATATTTAAGGTTTTCATATTCTTTTTCTGAAATTTTATATACAGGAACTGTTGCAGAAACAGAGTATACATCTCTATCAGTAGTAACATCTTCTGTTTCAGCCTCTGAATTTGCTAAATCTACCAAAAAGGCATAATAAAACAAATCCTTAATTTTGCCTTGATTTTTAGCATAATCAAACAAGTCTTTTGGAACAAGAACAACATCCATGCTTTCTATAGAGATAGGAAATATCACTAATACATATTGCATTGATAAAAAAGTCCCGCTCCATTCAAAAACCAAATCTTGATTCATTAAGCGGCTATATTCTTTAGCGTAGTTTGTTTCATTGGATACTACATCTTTTACCAGCTGTTTTTCTATACTAACAAAAGGATTCCCTATTTTACAAATATTTATAAGAGCTTTTTTAGTGTTTATGTCACCAAAAAAGTTAAACCCGGCATCAGCCATCTTTATCAGGTTTAAAAACTCTTTATTTTTAAGCGTCATTACTACTTTATCTGCTTTTAATTTGTTTTTTTCCTTAACATTGTTCATATGCAAATTTTTAAAAACCTTGTCACTTCCTATTTCCTTATCTCCTGATGTTGCGTGATAAATTGGAATGTTTGAAATAGAACCTGTTATTACGTTTTTAGAACTGTCATAAGCTAGCATATTTATCCTTTAGTTTGATATATTACAACATTGTTGCTTACTCTTATTTTATTGGCATCGTATGTTTTTTTATTTTCTACAATATGTGTATTTTTAGCTGGAGATAAATTAACAAAATCATTTATGTTTATTTGTTTCCCAGATTCAAGATAATAATAATATGGCACCATTGCCATAACACCTTCAAGCAATTCCTGTTTTCTTTTTGCATCTTTATTTTCAAGACAACACCCTTGCAAAAGGCCTATATCATCTTCAATTTTTGCTTTAGGAGTAGTCTCTATATGATTTAGTAAAACTTCTATAAGGTGAGACAACAATTTATTCTTGCCTTTAGAATCTACAATGCTTTTAAACTCTATCAACTTATTTTTAAATTCATTTAGATTTTTAACATCTGAAACGTCAATTCTTCCATCAAAAATTTTATTGTCTTCATTTGCAATTAATATATCTTGCAATAAATTTTTATTTTCCATATCAGTAACTTTACGAGACATATGAATAGGGGCTCTTGCGCTAATACTCGGAATCATAGCCAAATAAGAAGGGATAATCGTCTTAAAATTAATATGAGAAAGCCTACACACTTGCTCTACAGCCCACCATCTTAATTCGTCAGTTAGAATAATATTGGTATCAGGATTGCATATATCTGAAATAGTATAATTTGATATATATGACGAAGATGAAGGGGAAAATCTCATCATGCCAGCCGTCTGTACATACAAAGGAGGGAATAAGAAAGCAACATAATTAGCACTTTTTTCACTATGAGAACTAATTAAGGAAAATTCTTCAACCATATCTTTTTGTATAGCATCCACAATTTCACGGTCTTCTGTTTTTTGGAGTAGAGCGAACATAGTATATGTTTCAAACATAGATAAATGCATATCTGCTTTAGAAGCTTTATGAATGCCCTCACCTATAGTGTGCGAGGCTATACTGTTTAAAATTCCAAAAAGATAAGCGTAGGCAATTCTTTCCAAAACAAGCATAAGCCCTATTCCGCTTCCACCCATTAAAGAAAAAGAAAGAGCTAATGGAGCTTCATATAACGCCATTTGAACAGTTAAACTACATGCTGCCGATACTTGGAAATTAGTAAGAAATTTAAGAGTTTGATTTGAATGAATTACTCCATAAGAATTTTCTTTTTCATATAACTCAGGCAGGATTTTTGAAAAATATTTAATATTATTAGATACTTCGGTAAGCCCTTTAACAATATTTTTTTTATACAGCCACACATAGTCATTTGTGTTTGTTTTTATCTTAAAAGCATTATTGCTATTTTTATGCATCATCGCATCAACATGCAAAACTAAAGCATCATCTGTTTTAACTAAAACAATTGGGTCTATTTCTTTAGAAACTGTATTTTTTACTTTATCATCATAATAATAATTAACAACATTTTCCACCCCAACTTCTGTATTAAACACACCAAAATTATAAAATGCAGAATCATACAACACGCCGTCTTTTGTTCTTGAAAGGTAAGGATAAGAATCAACATCCATAGACATAAAAGTTACACCCTCGTTAATAAGCAACCCCTGCATTGCAACTATATAATTTATGTTTTTATAATTAAATTCCGCTTTAGGTATGTTCCTTAAAACAGCAAATTCTTCAGAACAATACACAGCTTTCATAAATAATTTTTTATTTAAACTTTGCGTTACAGTTTCAGATTTATCAAATACAGTGTAAACTACAGGTTTATCCAATTGCGTTTCTAATGCTTTTGTTATTTTTTGACCACTTTCTCCTGTAAAAGATACTTTTAAAGTAATATTTTTAATTACAGTTAACACATTGCGTTCATTAAATGACTTGGCATTTTCTTTTATTTTTACAACTATATGCAAATATAAAGGCTCGTTTCTTCCCTTCCAATCAACATAATATCCGTTATCTCTTTTTTCAAGATTTGCTATTTCATACCCAGAGACTTCGCAAGTCATACTAGGTTGTTCAATTATATTTCTAGAAACACCATTACAGCTTAAAGATGAGCCATCTGAATCAATTATCACAGGTGATTTACATACTTCTATCATCTCTTCTTTTTTAACGCCACTTTCATCTCCATCTATCGGCTCTAAATACTTATTAACAGCATCTATTGCCAACTCATCAATTGTAAAAACACCTTTGTCATCAAGATTGTCTATTCTCATAAAAAAACTGAAATACCCCTCTCTGTTCAAGGCATTGGCATTAAAAGTAAGACTTATATCGACGGCTTGTTTTATTGGCGCACTTATTTTACCATCTTCCGGAGGAGCAGGAGGCTGTGTTTCAGGTTTTTTCTCTTTTGCACAATCCGTTTCTTCAGGGGTTCTGTCTTTATATTTATCAGCACAAGGATTAGTCGTGTTAGTTTTATCTTCCTCTGTACTAACATTTGAATCGTTATTAGTGTCATTATTTAAATTATCATCACCAGTTGAGCTGTCCTCATTTTTATAAGCATATTTTTTTAAAGCCCTCCTGATTAACAAATCAAGTTCATCAAGTTGATTTTCTTTTTTTAATTGTTCATATTTTTCTGGAGGTAAAAGTTTTTGTAAGGGTAATTTTGCATTTAAATTTATTTTTCTAATATTATGTGTATCATGCATACATTTAAAATCAATTTCTACACCATATTTTCCTATTTTTACAACTACGCAAGGCACTATATCAAAATGAGACCCTGACGGTTTTATTTTAGGATTTAATGAATCAAACATATCTTATTCCTTTTATTTAAAAATATCCGGCAATGGATGTTTTTTATATTCCCTATTTAAAATTGAACACAAGTCATACGCTTCTTTAAATATTACTTTTTTCAGCTCACTTAATAATATATTTTCATCTTTTTTATATGTTGTAAATAATTTATATTGAACATACCCTCTTGTTTCATCTGCAGTATAATCAATTTTTGAATCACAAGGCATATCCCCAGGCAAATCTATAATAAGCCAGTTTTTGTCATAAACAGTAGTGTACCAATACGATTTATAGCCCATTTTACAATGTTGTACTGCACTCAAATAAGATTCATTACTTATTATTGGATAAAAATCTTTATTGTTGCCTTGTATGTGTATTTGGTTTACATCCATAGCATAATTTGCAGCATCGGCTGATATATTTGTTAAAAATACACTATTTTGTTGTTCCGTTTTATCAAAAGCAGTATACATCGGTTTTACTTCTGAAGTAAACAGATTAAACCTTTTAACGAAATCATTTGATTCTGGAGTTAGTACAAATGTATATTTTAAAAATTCATTAGTCATTTCAGTAGTTACAAGCTCTTGTTTAGGGAGATAAAATAAAGGAAAGTTTGTTCTGTATGCTCCCAAATAAGGAACAAGCTTAAAAGTATTGTCGGTTATAGTAATGCTTATTCTCTGCTCAAACAACAATATGTCAATATAATCACACGTAATTTCTACAGGATAATTTAATCCCATATACTCTTTATCTACCGTTAGTTTTATTTCAAATTCAGCTATATGGTCTTTAATTTCTACATAATCCAGATAATTCGAATTATTAATAACGGAATATGACAATTTGATGTCGTCTAAAGGGTCAGAGTGGACGCTATATTTAATTTTATCAACATACAATACTCCACTCTTAATTTCAGGAAAAAACATTTTTATTTTATGCGTAAAAGGAATTTGCCATCTTTTTTTTATTTCATCTATAATAAAATTATAATAAAGTGCCTCTGTTCCATAGTACGCACCGATATATCTCAAACCGTAATATGGATGAAACATTTTTGCATGAGGAATGAAAGAAAAAAAGCCATGCTTATTAACCATAAACGACTTATATTGGTATTTAAACTGCCTCATATTACACCTCTATTGCGTCTATTTCACTCTTAAGCGCATCCATATTATTTTTAATATTTTCCATTTGTGAATTATATCCTGCCAACGATAAATTATAAGCCTTTACTTCATTTACAAACATTAGACTGTCATTAATCCACGACATTACGTCTTTTGTATAGCCATCTATCTTGGCAGCTAGATTGTCTGCAGCATTTGAAAGTTCAGCAAAAGTACCTCCCATAAAACCTACAATAGACTCTATGGTTTTTTGTAATTTATTATCTCTTTCGACAATATATTGTATTTTTTTCTGCAATTCATCAAATACTGATATAAAATCTCTTGCAGTAATATAAATTTTATTAAATTCCTCCGCAAAGAATGCATAATTCTCTATTTGTTTTTCAACCTCAACAATAAGATTATTTACATAATCAATCTGTTGGTCTTGCGTAGTATTAACTTCTTTCATTTGTTTAAGAAGCAATTCCTGTTCGTCAAGTTTTGTAATAATTTCTTGAATTTTGTCTTTTTGCGCAAGTATTTGATGTGATAAGTCTTTAGCAAAAGCTATTTGAGAATTGAGTTCATTTATTTTATCGTCAAATTTTAAATTGCTTATATAGGTTATTAAATCTCTAAACGATTTATAAGAAGTAGATTTAAAAAGTTTTACATCAGCAATATTTAAAGCCAGTTTGGTTGCATCATCACTATATAAGGACATAATTTTATTAGCTTCAGTATTTGCTATACTCAATGGAACGTTTACTGCTTCCTGAACATCTTTTATTTTTTTATTTAATTCATCTATTGTATTAAGCATAGAAGTTACCGTATCAGTATTCATTAATGATTTAACAATTGAAAATTTTTCTATAAAATCTTTAATAGATAGAGCATCTACACTTGTTTCGCCTCTATTGCTTATCATATCGATTAAAGCATCTATTTTACCTTGTAATGCAAGCAATTGCTCTTGTGTAACGTATGACATACTTTATCCTTATAGCTTTTTTGATAATTATAGCATAAAAGAATTTTGTTGGCTATCTTAATTTGAAAGAGGACTTAAAACTGAAAGAAGAATAATTTCTGATACAAATGAGATAGGTTGACCAGGCAGATAGAATTGTTTAATTCTAAAGGATGGCTGGATGAAGTTATATCTGCCTGATTTAGGGAAAAGAATATAATAATTCTGGCAAAATAATTATATCTTTTTTCTTTTAAAATGTCAAATCTGCAAAAATAAAGAAAAACGAGAGGTTAGAGCTGTTTTTCCTCATCATTCAGAAACACTAATAGGTAGCCCAACACCTTCGTTATATAATGCAATTTCCAGGCTATCCCCTGTATTGTTTGTTAGTATTACATTTGTAACGCCATCATCATTGGTTGTTTCAGATATATCAAGCCCTTCACCATTAAGTATTTTATTTGTTGAAATTAAATAAATATTTCGATTTACATGAATTATTTCAGCCTCTATTATAGACATATGGTTTTTATCTGTGTTACCGCTTTTGTTAGCAAAAATTCTCACTTTAATAGACATTCCCATTACATCTTCATGAGTAAAAGGTTTAATTAAAGACAGCCCTGTGCTTCCGCCGTTATCTAGTGTTACTTTTGTAATAGTTCCAATATTTAATGCCCCTTTATCACCTATTTGATAATAAGCATTTAAACTGCCTGCATATACTTCCATATGGTTTATAGCAAGTAGCCCCGGACTAAAAAAATCATATTTTAAAGTGCTACCACGTAAACAGCCTACTTTACCGCTAACATTACCTTTAATTACACCCCCATCATTTACTAACATTGAACACGAAGCGTAGCCATTATCCTTAAAACTACCACCTATAATTAGGCTATTAAAAACATAACGCATATTATCTGTTTCCCCCGAGACTTCCAATAATATTGATTTCTCAGCTCCAACATTTTTAGAAGAAATAACCACAGAACGGTCACAATCTAACGCTTGAAAACTGTCAGCTACAAACGAACGATTAATATTTAATCTGGGGCTAGTATTTTCAGCGTGTTCATATCCAAGCACTGCACTTACATTCACATTACCACCTTCTGGGATTGACGCATAAGAAGCAAAACTATAACCAATGTAAGCTCTGCCATCAGTCTCACAGTGCGATGCAACACTGAGATTTACATTTGACACTGAAAGGTCACCATAATCAAGTATAATAGATGCATATGAATTTGACACTTCCATATTTTCACCTAATACAAGAGTCTCCTTAGTATCAGAACATTTAATTTTATTACCCGCTATCAATGTTTTTGTGCAATTTGTTAATTCATTTTCACTACCTAAAACTAAACCTGAATCACTTTTTGAAACTTTGTTAGAATAACCTACAATTAAATTAGTTTTACAACTATCTGTTAATTCATTACCTGTACCACTTATTATAGAATGAACTGATTCAACGTTATTTTCCTGTCCTAACACAAATGTATTATCTGAATTTAATTCGTTGTTTTTACCTACAACTACATAATCATTAACTTCATCATTAACATTATTATCCTCACCATCAAAAATAGTAGCAATCGCCTCCTCAATATCTGTTAAATTTTGGTCAAATTCTTTTATAGATAAAGGCCTTTGTAAATCCTGCCTTTTTATAAGTTTTAATTTGGAATTTGTCGCCATACTATCTCCTTTATGTAATTTTTAATAATTGTATCATTAAATGTTCATTTTGTAAAATAAGCAAAAAAAATAAAAACATAAAATCAGGACTTATCGTCCTGTTTATATGGATTCTGCCCTTGTTTAACAACTTTATAACAATAATCCCAGCGGGATTTATCGTTTTCATCGTAATACACACGACTTCCTTGAAAATCCCAACCGTAATCATATCTTAATACATATATAATGGCAGACAATCTGCTAATATAGTTTTTAAGACACCAATTTCTGCAAACTTTACCATTTTTAATTAACTCTTCTACAACCATTTTCATTTGTGAATTATTCACAGCCATCTTTAATCCCTTAAGATTCTCTAATTAATACAACTGCTGTAAAAATAACTCCAAACAACACAGGGAAAGGCAGACCTATTAAACCATCTATATGATGACCGGTAAATAAGTGTGCTAGAAAATCTATACTCAACCCCATTAAATAACCAATCGTAAATGTGCCCGCTATAATAATTGTTATCAAAAAAATCATCCCTATAATAAGCCACATAAAAAAATAAAATGTTTCAATAAGACTAAAGACTTTTTCCATTTCTCATCCTTTTAATTATAAAATCACTCCTTCGCTTGTTTCATCGGTTGTATTTATATCTGTTTCACATTTAACACACTCGCATTTGCATATTTGAACATATAACAACCCAAGTATTAAAAGAGGAATACAAATCGCTTTCACAACTCCAAACAATGTACTATCTGAAAATGTAATAATTACAATACAGATAGACAAAATAATATCTATCGTATTATATTTCATATATCTCCCATTAAGAATTTGGGAAATCTTAAGGCTAGATAAGGAAGACAGATAAACAAAAACCAAACATCTACACCTACTATAATATCATGAGGGAACCATCCCCCGATTATTCCAAACAAAGTAAGAAATGACACGATAGTCATAAGTAAGTCAAATTTACTCATTTTTTACTCCTTTTTAAAGAAATCACTTTCTTTAATGTATTTGTTGTATCCACTTTTCACATATATATAATGAAAGGCGGATGTTAAATCCATAGCGGTAAACACCAGATTACCTTTTATATATACCCTAAAAGTAGAGACTTTTGCCTTTTTTTTATTTGTAGGGTTTTGAACACCCAGTTCCATTTCTGTTACAACTTCTTGTATAGCAAAATCTTCATTATGTTTAAACACTAACATTACTTTCCTTTCGCTTCTTTTATTAATTCTTTGTTAAAAATAATCGCTTTTTCAATATCCAATATTCTTTGATTTATTTTTACATATTCATCAGAATTTCTATTTTTTTCAAATAATTCGGCCTGTTTTTCTACAAGTTCTTTTTTTAATTCTTCCGCTTTTCTAAGTTTAAATTCTAAAGCATCTAAATAATTCATACCCACAAACTCTTTAGCTGAACACCCATAATAATAGAATGAATCTTTAACATTTTTATTTATTTCCATTCGCTTCCTTTATCCACCATTTTGCATATTTTTTTGCATTTTTTCCTGTTATACCTATTTCATCCATCAACAACATTTTAACCTTCATCAGATTTTTAACGTTTGAAGCATTTTCCTTTAAAAAAGAAATTATCTCTACAGGAATATCATTCATTGTTTCTCTTTGTGCTCATCTGCTTTAAGTACA